CGCTTATTTCCACTTGGTGAGGGATTAAATTCCTCTCCAGCGGGTAGTTAGCCCGCAAAAAGACCCGTTAGTTTAACGGATCCCAACCAACCCTAACCTAGATCCAACCAAGGACCGAGGTCAGGCCACTGCCTAGCGAAACTTTTAGTGAGAACGAAGGTCGTCTGATGCATCGTGACGGAATTACGTCCAGGTGCACCAGTGTCGGCTCTCGTAAGGTCACGGATGCTCTTAAGCATTTCAGCTTTCAGAGCATACGAGACATCCTCACTAATCGCTTTAAGTTTCGCGGGGATTACTGGAAAAGTCTCGAAGGAGCTCTTCCGCTTTGACAAACGCCAGAACTCGGCTAGTAAATAGCCGGGCCTGTCGAACTGGGTTGTAGTACCTGTCTCCACGTATTGTCGGAACTGGTAGCCCTCCCAATGAGGGTCACCATTTTTATCCCGATAACGCGCGGGAGCAGCCTCGTCAAAGTTAGAGACGAAGCCACCATCGCCATACCCATCAGGAACCCGAAGCCGTAAGGCCGCGGGAACACTCCTAATGAGTAATTCGCACACGGGCCGAAAGCGAGCGTCACAGCAGAGAAGACCCTGCCGTTGCGCCAGTCTGCGGAACGCGTTCGAAAGGCGAAAAACAGTTTCAATTCCAGTAAGAGGTTTACGAAAGTAAACCGGTTTGACGTCAAAACCCGAGTAAAAATGGGCGCCGCAGGATTCTCGGAACGGACCAGAAAAATGAGACTTCTTCTGGTTTATCGTAAATCCGTAAAAGGCGACCAGCTCGGAGTAACACTCGAAGCACGACGACGGTAGAACTACGTCGTCACCATAAGCCCCGACCGGAAGGTCGGAACACATATACTCTTTGCAAGCCATTGCGGCCGCATAGAATATAAGGGTTTCAAGCCCAAAAGTGAAGCCGTTCCCCATACTGGAGAACTTCTCCCACTTTATAAGCTTACCTTCGAGTTGTCCCCATTTGGATCGACAGGAGTCCATCACTAGAAACCAACGCCGAGGAAGAAGTTCCTCAACAAGGGCCTCTGAGATGGTATCACTTGCAGAGGAAAAATCAACAGTTGCCAAGTCGCCGGTAAAGCTGGCGACTTTGGCAAGATGCTGATTTCTACCCTGGTCGTGTATGTCGATACCAAACGTCCGGAGACGACGGCCGATCATCTCGCCAATGGAAAGCTGGAACCATAAATTAATTCCAGGCTCCACGGCGATAATTCGATCAGTCATCGCGTCCTTACGGACAGCAATAATCTTATTACCAACCTCGAAAGTGGGAAAACCACTAGAAAGGAGTTGCACAGACCACCAGGGGTAGGCTCCTAGTAGACTGCCCAATGGCAATAGATCGTGGAGGTCACGCGTTATTCCAGTTTCACACTGGAACTTTTGTTGCTGGCTGGCATCTCGACGCTTTATCAGAGTCGAGGCACCAGGACCCCAGTCGGGAGACTCAAAGAACTCTTCCACATCAAACTCGCCCAAAATCTGATGGATTTTTCGCTTGGTTGCATTATGCAGCCAAACGACACGACCCGTAAATTGTGGGTCGGGTTCACCAGACCTCAAGCGATGATTGACTTGCTTACACCGAGTTTCCATCTCTAGAAACTTGGAGACGGCAACTTGTTTCTTATCAATGCCAGAGGTTAAACCCTCGAACTTAGACAGAAACTTTGTCGCCATGTAAGCATCTCGAAGCTCGCATAGAGATCCATACGAGCTAGGATTGAACTCGAGTTTAGCGAGCTGCTCATGCTCTCCATTGGAGAACATAAGCCAGCAAGTTAACGCCCGAGGACAATTTAAAGAGAGAAGATACTCTTTGACCACCTCAGCTGAAAGCTTCGGTTTCACGCGATATTTTCTAAAGCCCGATAAGGCCTTAGAACCATGCTTCGAAAAAGACATGGGAGTCCCTTTTCTGTTGTCAAACGATAAAGAAGCCTAGATTCCGCCTAGTATGGCGGGTCGAAGTTTTCAATAGCGCCCTTGAGGACCGCACCAGTAGCATCGGTGGGGGCATCATCAGACGCGTTGATCGTCACCGCAAAAAGCGAATGCACAGTGTCGTAAAGAGCTTGACGCTCCCATAAGGCACTGCGCTCAGGCAGCAGAAACTCCAACTTCGCAAAGCATTCGTACGCCTTCGTCGGGGCCGGTTGAATACCGGACGCGGTCGAAGGGGACGTCTGTTCTAGCGTTGGAAGGGACACCGTCGCCGTAACTCGGTAGAGCTTAGACCCATTTACGGGCCTCCTCACACTGAGCTCGATGGCGGGATAGCCGACTGAGATTCCTCCCGATCGGTCTACCCATCGCGATACGCCCGGAAGCCGAAAGCCATCAGGGTCGAACGTGCGATTCACACCAACAGCAGCATCATTCGAACGGACGGTAGTACCTAGCCGTACGGTCGAAGAGGACGTAAGCTGGCAGCATGTTTTCATGGAGGCGATAGCAGCCATGAACTTTCCTTTCTGAAAAGAAAATGAGAGGTTGTCTGGTCACTACTTAAACAGGCTTCGCATGAGTGCTAGACCGTTTAGCGTGTGTGTTAACGTGAAGGGGTTCTTCAACTGCGGGAGACGCCTGTTGGGCAAAGATGTCATCTTTACCCGGGACAGGAGTATCCCATCAGCATAAATACTACCCTTTGCAGTGTACACACGATCTGGGTCAATCACACCGCCGCTATTCTGCCCGTAGTAAAACCTCGAATAACCCACTTCATCTCGCGTAAAGGTAGTTTCGCACCCATCAAGAAATTCAAGGCCGCCCCACTCGTCGAAAGACTCGAGGAACGACCCGATGGGTAGAAACCAATCCACTACGAAAGAGAATGGGAGAAGTTCCCAGGCCAGGCTCACTGGGTTTGTAAAACCAGACTGCGCCAAAAAGGCTCTGAGTGGACTCGCGACACGGTAGCGTACAACGAACTTAGTCGTGGTGGTAGTATTTTTATACCACCCACCGGCTAGAGGTCCGCTATTACCACCGTACAAGAGCCTACCAGCATCAGAGGACTTCGAGGTAGCAGAAGCTCGTGATGTCCCAACGGTGCGATCTGCCAGAGCGAGTTTACCCGCCGAGGTAATCGCGTACCTGATGTCGGCAAGAAGAGGTTTCCAGCCGTACTGAAGGGCTAGCCAATTATCAGCTAGGTCCTTAGAGTACGACGGACGAACATTCCTGCCGAACCTTGGATCTTTGGTACGAAACAGTTCGTTG